CCTTTGCTTCCGTCTTGGTCAGGCCATGCCGCGCGGCGGCGGCATAGAAGAACTTGACCTGTGCCTGCGTGATGGGCTTCTCCGGGTCCTTGCCGGTGAAGTAAGCGTCGCCGTCCTCTGTGTCGCTCTCAAGGTCCTGGGTGAAGGCGTCGGAAAGACAGCCCAGGGACAGCGCCGCCGCTACAAGTGCCCGCTTCTGGGCCATCTTCAGGGCAGAGTTGGCGCCGTCATAGGGCGACTGGGTCCCGGTGCGCCCCTCCCGGGTGTTGCCGCTGCCGTAGCTGCTGGTGATGACGTATCGCTCCCCGTTGACGATCTTCACCAGATCGCAGCGGACCAGGAAATAGAAAAAACCAATGTCCGGGTTTTCGATCTTGCTCACAAGCTCGTAGTTCTGGCAAAGGCCGTATGCCACGGCCACCTTTTCCGCGCCGGCCTTAAACAGGGTTGGGTGCTTGCTCATGGCGCTGCCGTCCTTCTTTCGGATCATGCCGAAGTCCGTGCCTCTGGTCAGCTTGGCTGTGGCTCCGGAAGGGGTTGAAATCCAATAGTTTCCGGTATGCTTCTCCGGCCGTACCGTCAAAGCGGCGGCGTCGCAGGAATACAAAATCATTTCATTCATCGTATGGTCATTCCTTTCTTTGACAGGGCTTGATGAATTGCGGCGCAATGTTCCCAAAGCTCTGGGGCATCGTTTAGGTTTTCCAGCCAATATGTGCTGTCTTTCCGCAGCAGAAGGCACCAGCGGTCTTTTGCAAAAAAGCGTTTCGTTCCGCCAAGCAGCGTCCAATATCCCGTCAGCTGTGTGGCAGCAAGCGACTTGTGGATGCTGGAGCCGGTTTTAATGTCCAGCACCGCGCGGCGCCCGCTGATCACCCCGTAGCGGTCACAGGTTCCGGCATAGCCGAGCGATTTGCTCCCCAGTACGGTCTCAATGCCCTGCCACTCCGGCTTGTAGTCATGCAGGAAGCGGCGGTAGGCGGCAACATATCCGGCGCAATCCGGTTCAATGTCCTCCGGCTCCTCGCCATAGTCCAGCATCACCGTGTACTCATGGACGCGGGTGCCCCGGTCTGCCGCCTGCTGGGCCAGCCAGGGCTTGTCCGATTTCCGGTCATAGGAGAGAAAGCGGCAGATCTCCGTGACACTGGGGAGACGTACACCATCCACGGTGTAGGTGTGGGCGGCAGGGTCAAAGAAAACGCTCATACGCTGTCACCATCCTGATCTTTCCAAACGCATCTGTCCATGACCTCTACAAACGCCTGTGTAATTCTTTCTGTTAGCTCGGTGGCCGCCTCTAGCTGAGAAGATGTCAACTCGACACCCTCTGGCAAAAATAGATTGCCACTACGTTGCTTTTCGTAAACTAAACTGCCGCATACAGCGGCTCTTGCCAACCACCAGATGTTAGTCGTAATCGCTTGTAAGCGTGGAGGATTTTCTGCACCAGCCCTCCTTTGTCTTTCCAGTGCAGGTCCTACCAAATCCCTCACATTTGGGCAGGGGTTTGCTTTCAAAGCATTTAGCTGGTCGTTTAACCTAGAAATCTCATCTATCAAACGCTGCGCCTCTTCATGTTTTTCAATGGGTATCCCTCTTCTCATAAATTACCCCCAGTTCCTCCTGTTGGTGATGGTATCGCCGTCCATCAATTCATCAAAAAGCTCTTCTTCCTCGGCGGTACAATCGGAAAACTTGTCGTCAATGCGCTTGATAAACTCGTCCCGGCAACGCTTGCACAAAATCTCCGTTGCCATCTTGGCCTCGCCGCACTTTGGGCAAAGGTCCGCGTCGGAGAAGCTGTCGCAGCCGCAGATGGGGCAGACGCCGTCAAAATACTCCCGTGTGAATTCGCCCAGGTTCTCCCGGTGGGCGACAACAACAGGCTCGTCAAATGGTGTATCGCAGTGGTCGCAGATGTAGTGGATCATAGGTCAATCCTCCCTTGCAAATGCCTCTTCTTCGGTCAGGCCGGTACAGCGTTCGATGGCGTCGACCAGGTTTTTCCCAGGGGGGACAGCTCCTGTCAAAACACTGTATACCGTGCTTTGCGGGGCACCGAGTGTATTTGCAAATGCCAATACTACCCCGCCGTATTCGTCTGTGATCACGCGCCGCAGGTTGGGGTAAATACAGTTTACGGTCCTGGGTTTGCGGCGCAGACTCGCGAGCATGTCCTGCTCCACAGTTCTTGCAGAATAGCCCAATTTGTCGGCAATCTGTTCCCACGATGCTCCGTCTACCCACATATCATATGCGATTTTCCGCTCCTGGTTGGTCAAGTCTGTCACTCCTCCGCAAGATATACGGCGACTGTCTTTACCCCCATTTCAATAGCTGTCGCATGGTCCTCCACGCAGATGTCAATCTTTGCGCCCTTGATGGCGCTGCCTGTATCGTCGGCCCGGTATTCTCGCAGAACACCGTCCCCGTGGTCGATGTACAGGATGGTCCCCAGCTCGATCACAGTCGGGTCCACCGCCACGCTGTAGCCGGGAACCGCCTCCCGCCCGCTGGCAGTGATGCCGTATGCCGGGTGAGACGGGTCCTTGCCGCAGCACTTCTTGCAGATGCAGTAGTGGGTGGCGGTGGCGTTCTCTATGACTCTGGAAAAAGTCGGTTCGTCCCGCTCCGCTTTCTTCGCCGCTGGCTCCGGCCTTTCCGGAACCGCCGCAGACGCGAAATAAACGCCCGTGGTGCGCGGAGGCGGTGTCTGGAGGGTTTGCTGCAACTCCCCGGAAGAAACAGCGTCAGGGGCCGTTAAAAGGGCGAGAAACAGAACCGCCAGCAGCCCCAGCGCCAGCAGGTACGTCCGCCTAATCCTTGCCCGCCGCAGTTCCATGCGGGTCCTGCGGGCCTCCCGGCGGAAAAGTCGGGCCTGCTTCTGGCGCAGGTACGCTTCCCGCTCCAGCTCTATGTAGTGTTCAAAGTCTTTCATGGGTTTCTCCTCAGTACTTGTATGCCTGGCAAAAGCCATACTCCGCAAACCGGACACGGTAATATCGGTGCGCGGGGTGGACAAAGATCACGGTGCAGGAGTGCGGGCCGCACTTCTCGTCTGTTCCCCAGTATGGAGTCTCCATCGTCCTCTGCCCCACCTTGACCGGCGGCGGGGGAGGGGGCTCTCTTCTGCCGATCATCATCTGCCCACCCCACAAAGGCAGCGGGCCAGAGTTGCGGCGCTGATGTATCCGCCAACAAAGGGAAAAAGCTTATGGATGGTGTTGTAATGCCGGATGCCGGTAAACTGCCGGACCTCTCCAATGGTCAGCATCTGGCGGCCCTCGGAGAATTGCAAAACTTGTTCCAAATTATCACGGTAGGCGGGATGTTCGCTCATGTTTCTTCTCTCCTTTTTGTTATTTTGCCTGGGCACAGGGGGAAGTCCCGGAGGCGATATGGAGGCGACCGCCGGAGCGCGGCAGCGCAAGGGGGGGAATCGCGGCCTGCAGCTCCTACTATCCGGGGCTTCACCCCATGCCCACGCGGTTTTGATTACTTTTGAAGCGGCAGCCAGCGGAAGTGCTTGCAGACACGCCGCTTATAAATGCACCGCTTCGCCCGGATGTACCTGGCGTTCATGCCCCGGTTATGGAGGTCGCACCAGGCAATGACATTGGCCGGGGCATAGCCGGGGTCATAGGTCCTGCGCTTGCTCATGGGTCAATCCCAAGGCGGGGTGTCGTCAGGCTTGTCCGGCTGGGCGGAGGCCATGGCGTTGACGCCTTCGGCGTAACCGGCGAGAAATTCTTTCTTGTGATCCGGCAGGGCCTCCAGAGCGCGGGTGATGGATTCGGCGACAGACTTTTCGTGTTCGGACACAGTTTCACTTCCTTTCTGGTGTTAAATGGTGTAGAATCAGTAAAATAGTGCTACAAATATTAAGAAAGGGTGATGGGATGAAAAAGGTATTGCTGTTTCTCTTGGCAATATTTGCGCTGTGTGTTTTTGCCACCGCCTATTCTGTCCCAGATGACACCACCGTATATGTCACGCCAAATGGCGAGAAATATCATCGGGAAAGCTGTTCCTACACTTCGGATGTCAAGGCAATGACAATCGAAGCGGCGGAGCGAAAAGGCTATACCCCATGCTCCCGCTGTGATCCAGATATTTTGCAAGGCGAATATGTATCTGATTGGGATGGAGAAAGTGGCGAAAGCAGAAGACAAAACAGCCAAGAAACTTCTAAGTCACCAAAAGAATCTCAAGAAAATAACGCAGTGGGATGGACTTTGCTTAAAGTGTTTGCAATTCTGTTCGGCGGATATTTCGCAATTGTATGCGTTGCGGTTCTCATTGAACTTCTGGTTGGAATTTGGTGGACAATACAAGAAAAATGGAAAAGCAAAAAGTGACGCTTGCTCGCGGTGCTGGTAGAAGAACACTGACTTGTTCTTCTATCAACTACTATACGGCACAAAAGAACATTTGTCAAGCACTTTTTTGTTGACAAAGGAACTTTTTTGTGTTAAGGTTGGCGTGTAAGGAGGTGAGAACCCCGTGGATGAGCGGATGAAGACCTTGCGCAAGGAACTGGGACTGACCCAGCAGGAACTTGCAGACAAGCTGAAAATCAAACGCAATACTATTGCAAAATATGAAACAGGCCGGGGAGAGCCTATTGACGCCGTTGTTTCCCTTATTTGTAAAGAGTTCAACGTCAACGAGGCGTGGCTGCGGACCGGAGAGGGCGAGATGTTCCGCCAGCTCACCCGCAACGAGGAGCTGGCGAAGTTCTTCGGTGAAGTCTCTTTCGGGAGCGACGATTTTAAAAAGAAACTCCTCACCGTCATGTCACGCATGAGCGTTGAGGAGTGGGAGATATTGGAGAAAAAAGCCTGGGAGATGGTGGAGGAAATGAAAAAGACCGACCCATAAAGGGCCGGCCGGAGGCAATCATTTCATTCCGCGTATGAATTGCAGGACAATCTGGAGCTGTGTTTCCGTCGCTTCCGACAGGATCGCGTCGATTTGGCTTCTCAAGTTGTCCCGGAGCGATTCAACAGGCATTATCGCTGCTCCTTTCTATAGGAATCAGAAAACGGCCAAGGGGGGCCGTCAAATATTCTGGGGTGGCCCGCCGGGCGGACAGTCGCCAAACTTTTTCACCCGGCAGGCCGTTTGATGGGGCTGGATACAGCCTACTACTTTAAAGGGGGAAATTCAAATCCCAGGTTAGGAGGTCATCCATTGTCCTTTGCGGTATTTACCTGCAAGGTTGAGGGGCTTTCTATCAACCGGGATGGAATTGGCTGTAAATATCATGTTAAGGAAAAAGAATATGGATAAGCCGTACAACCGATGCTTACACTGTGAGTATTTCGGGAACGGATGCGACGGTCCGCGCACATCTTCCATGTCTCTGGAGCGCTGGTGCGAGTGGCTGCGGGATGTAAAAGACATTCAGAAGCTGACCAATGCCCAGATCGCGGAGGCTGCTAATGTATCTGTTGCAACCGTCGATCGGGTCATGTCCGGGTCTCTCGCGAAAGATATCATGCGCTCCACCTCCACCGCTATTGAAAATGCCACCATCGGATCTAATGGTCAGTATCCCTGCTATCTGGCTTTTCTGGACGAGATGCCAGAGGAAACCAGAACGGTGAAGAAATTGCAGGAGGAACTTGCCCAACTTCGTGCCAACATCGGCAGAGCGCACGATTTTCAAGAAAAAGTCATCAACAATGTGCGGGAAGACGCAGAGAAGCGGATCGAAGAGCTAAAGGACAAGTACGAAAAAGAAGTTGCTTACCTGAAAAAGCAAGTTGAATCATTGCTTGGAGACAACAACCGGCTCCGTGAGCAAATGGACCGCAAGGACGATTACATAGACCGGCTGGCAAAAAAGGCAGGGATTTGAGCAGAACAAACGTTTGATTCTAGGCATAGCATAACATGCAAAAAGCTGTAAATCAATGCACAAATCAGCAAGAATCTTGAGACGCTTTTTGACGGAGACCTACATATTGTGATCATACATGAAAGCAGACACAAGAAAACCCCGCCGGGTGCTGCAACACCTGACGGGGCGGAGTGAAGAAACACAGCGAACCACAGCGACAACCGGTCAAAATTATCACAGGGGCTATGCTATCTTCTGTTCAGTTCACAGTATAGCACAGCCTCCAGCTG